TTATCCAAGCTCAGTTTAGCCGCGTGAAGATCAGGATGCCCATGATGGATCATGAGGAACAAAATCAGCGCACCGGTCCCATGGCGCAAAAGCATCGAAGGGTGGACTGACACCCTTAGGGCGGCCGGCCTATCAGCACAGACAATCAAAAGCCGTCGATACAAGATGGTGCATCTCGCGGCGCTGTTCATGCCATCAGGTCCCGAAGACGTGACCACGGAGCAGATTGTGCAGGTCTTTGCGCGACAACAATGGAAACCGGAGACCCGCAAGGCGTACCGGAACACCATTTCGTCGTTCTTCCGATGGCTGCACAAAAGCTGCAGGAGAAGCGACGACCCGAGTCTGGATGTGCCACGCGTGAAGAAGCCACACGCGCATCCCAGACCATGCCCGGACCGTTACATCGCTGCGGCGATGGAGATGGCCACGTCGTCGGAAAAGCTCATGATCCGGCTGGGAGCCGAGTGCGGGCTGCGGCGCGGAGAGATTGCCCGTGTCCATAGCGATGACGTCGTGGCTGACAGTGCCGGCCATTCGCTTATCGTGCGTGGCAAAGGCGATAAACAACGTATCGTGCCGTTGCCGGACGATCTGGCCGCCATCGTCATGGACGCGAACGGATACCTGTTTCCCGGCCGGTTCGGCGGCCATGTGGAAGAGTCCTATATCGGGGACCACATCAGTCATCTGCTGCCGGACGGATACGCCGCGCACACGTTGCGGCACCGTTTCGCCACCACGGCATACGCCGCCACACACGACCTGTTCGTGGTCGCGGAACTGCTCGGCCATGAATCGGTTGAGACCACGGAGCATTACGTGGCGATGCCGGACGGCCGTCTGAGAGAAGCCACGGCGGCCGTCCGGATTGCAGGCTAATCCTCGGCTTTGATGGTGATGTGCAAGCTGTCGAGCTTGTCGGCGACGGCGTGCTTGACAGCTTCCGCGATCTGGTCGGGGTCAGCGCCCATGGCTTGGCTGAGCGCTTCGATCGCGGCGGTCTGCGCGGTGAGCATGGTCTTGAGTTCGGCGATGTCCCAGCGTGCCTGGATTACCCCGTCGAACAGGTTCCGGCCGTCGTTGCCCTTGGCTGTGTAGAGGGCGTCGGCGGCGCGGTCCTTGAGCTCGTTTCTGGTCTGGATGACCGAATCGAAAATGTTGCGTCCGTCGTTGCCCTTGGCCTGGTAGAGTCCCTCGGTGACTTCTGCGACTGACATGTTTTCTCCTTTCAGTATGGCGTTTGCCTTGTCGATGACCTGCTGGTAGGGCAGGCCGTTGGGCGCGAGGTCGGGGCATCCGGCGTGGTCCGTGCCGGGTATCTCCCGGTGCAGCCATATGTTGCCCCTGGTGCCGTCGTGCCACAGGTGGTCCCAGCCGTAGCGGCGGGCGATGTCCGCGCACAGGCGTGCGCTGGCGTCGATGCATGCCTGGGTGCAGACCGCGCCCTGGGCCATGCCGCCCTCGTGCTCGATGCTGATGCAGCTGTTGTTGCTCGCATAGTTCGCGTCCGAGTAACTGCCGTCTCGTTCTGAAACGTATTGGTGGATGGTGCCGTCCGCACCGATACCGTAGTGAGCCGAGGCTTGGCTGGCGCTGTTGGCGAACGTGGAATCGGTGCCGGCGAGGTAGCCGACCATGATGTGCAGGGTGATGTGGGTCACGCTGTAGCCGTTCCTGCCGTTGTAGTGGTTGGGCGAGCCTTTCCAGATGATTCCCTCCATCACTCGGCCCCCTTGCCGCTTTTCGCGCCGTTCCCGGCCGCGTCCTTGGTGCTACGGAACAGCTGCATTACGGGCGAGTCGGCCAGCTCCGGGTTGATCTGACTGAGGTTCTCCAGGATTGATGCGGTTTCGGTCAGCACGATGTACACGCATGTGGGCACGATCAGAGGCACCGCGAATCCCAGGTCCACGGCCTCCTGTCCGTGTTCGATGATCTCGGCGAGTACGATGACGGCCACGTACGCTGCCTTGTGCCACAGTCCGTCGCGCATCTTTGTACTGTCGATGTCCTTGTTAACGACGGACTTAGCCAGACCTGTCAGATAGTCCATGACGATCAGCACGCAGGTGATGACCAGCGCGGCGATTTCGGTCCTATCCATGATTCCTTCCTTCCTAGAGTTCGATGACGCCGATTTCTCCGGGCAGTCGCATGGTTCCGGCCGCGTTGGATCCGAGGATCGGCTGGACAGCTCCGCCTTCGCCGTCCGAGGCGACCACATTAAATACGCTGATGCTGTCGTACGCGTTTCCGCTGGTGGATTTCTCACTGAACGATGGCATCAGACCGGACGCCCCGTTGATCGTCGTCAGGACCATCCGAACCCATGTCTGGTCATGGATGCCGGTGAACTGCAGCTGTGCCTTGACCAGCCACAGTCCCGCCGGCAGACGCAGATACGAGCCCTTCACGTTATTGGAGACCGTGATGTCGTCGCTACCCGATTTCTTCGTGATGGTCAGTCCGGTGTCGTCGCTGGGGTTGATCTGCAGCTGGCCGTCCGATCGGGTGAAATTCCCGTACCATCGGCGTTTGGCTCGTGGCGCGAGCGGTATCCATTGGTCACCGAGACGATAGTAGAGGCCTTGTGCGGTTCCCGCACCGGTGACGATGCCGGATTGCCCCTGCACTCCGTTGGTTTTGACGAGTGTTTCGAGATCCGTGGCCACCACAGGTTTGACGCCTTCGGGCGAGCTGCGTTTGTCCACTTCATCGAGCGCTTTTTCAAAAGTGGTGGCCATGCTTTTGAACGAGTCCGGTGCGGTTGACACGAGGTCGGAGCCTTCCGGATATGCGAGGCCGAAGATGGGTGTTGTTGCTGTCATTGTGTTCCTTCCTTTTCGTCGATGGTCGAAGAAGTGTCGATGATCTGGATCATCGAGAGGTCGCAGATGTGCAGGTCGAGCTGCTGCCAGCTGATGGATGGCAGGTCGGCCCATGTGATCCGTTTCGTCAGGAGCGGCCGGAGCACGGCCAGCGTCGCGGCCTGGGTGAGTATGGGCTTGCCCGCGCGCCACCGGTATGAGAGCGTTCCGCCGATGGTCGTGATGGGGCCGGTGAATGCCGGGCGTCCGTCTGAGCCGGTCAGGGCCGACGCCTTGGCCTTGACGATGATGAATGGGCCGGATGGGCTTGCCTTGTATAGCCATGGAAGTCGTGCCGGGTCGATTCGCGTGCTGTTGAACGTCACTTTTTCCGGTACCATGCGCAGGTCGTGCGATTCGAGCCATTGCGCGATGTTGGCGCGGTCCGTGTCGCTGACGTTCGAGGTGCCGCCGCTGTTCCATACGCCGCCCGAGGCGTCCACGGCGAGCATGTCGGAATCGATGGTGAGGCTCTTCTGTGTGGCGGTCAATTGTGGTGGCAGACGGTTCTGGTCTCCCATCGTGATCTGCACGTCGTCGAAAGAGAGCTTGCCGTTGTCCGATTTGACGCGTTTCGCGTTGATGACGACCTGTGTTAAAGGTTCGGTGATGCTCAGATTCGTCGATGCCTCGATGTCGGCCGCCGAGAGCGCGTGTCGTGTCTCTCCGTCGGTGAGGACGTTGAGTCGGCCATCGGTTGACAGGTGCACGGCGATCGGGTCGGCGAGGAACAGCGGCCTGAGTGTTGATGCCGCGCCGTCGTAGACTTCGTGCCATTGAGGGAGTCGTGGCCCGGCGGTGAGCCGGTGCAGCAGGTCGAGCTGCGATGGGTGGTCTGATGGCGTGTATGGCGCGACGCTTGACGGCAGGGCGAGCCCGTCCAGTTGGGCTTCCGGCGCTCCCTGCGCCGAGGCCCTGCGGTTCATCTCCTTGAGGCGTGCGGATGGCGTGCCTATCCAGTGCGCGCCGTTCCATTTCGCGGTCGTGTCTGTCGGTCCTTGTGATTGCAGACGTTTCCATACGGCCATCCTCGATGTGGCGGAGAGTTTGAGCAGCCACCCGCCGTCGCTGGCCGGTTCGATGCTGCCGCCGGTGGAGACGGTGCCGGCGAACATTGTTTCGGCGGGCGAGTCGGTGGATTCCGGCGAGTCGGGGGAGTAGGCGCGGTGCAGTGAGTCGATGGGGATGCGCAGATCTTCCCAGTCGCCCATCGACGGCTGAAGATCTTGCCATCTGGGTTGATCGGAGAACTGCACGATCACCTTCATGCCGGCCAATGTGAGTGCCTGGCCGGCGAGTCTTCCGGTGCGGTCGCGGAGGGTGAATGACATCACGGCAGGTTCGGGCTGTTCGTCGATGCTGTCGCTTCCCCAGTCGATGGTGAACGAGTCGAGGGCTGCGATGTCCTTGGTGGAATCGTTCACCGGTGTCCAGCCGTTGCCGGTGTCGATGAACATGAAGCACTGCTGCATCATGACCTCCTTGCGTCGTAGTCGGCCAGGAGCCGTTTGATGGCCTTGGCGGTGCCGTCCTTGTCGATGACCTCGCCGTTGATCTCCACGTTCCAGGTGTTGACCACGGCTGGCGTGGCCGTGTTGCCTTGTGCGGAGAGGTTGAGGGGCATGGCCGCGAGTCTGCGGTTGGCGCGGCTGATAGCGGTTTCAACACTGCTGTCGAACCCGGTGTTGAGGCCCTGGGCGAAACCGGTCATGATGGCCTGGCCGGCGGGGATGAGCAGGCGACGGTCGTAGCTGATCGGGCCCTTGTGGGCCTTGATCCAGTCGCCGATGCCGCTGATCCAGCCGGTCACGTTGCTCCACATCGATTTGAGGCCGTTGAGGAATCCGCTGATGATGCTTGCGCCGGCGTTGTAGAGCAGTGTGCCGGCTCCGGAGAAGAAGCCGCCGATTGTGCCCGGGATGCCACGGAACCATGAGACGACGCCGTTCCAAGTGTTTTTCGCGCTGTTCGCGGCGTTGTTGAAGGCCCCGCCGATGGAGCTGCCGAGGCCGCTGAACCATCCGAGGATGCCCGAGACGCATCCGGCGATGAAATTGGTGAAGCTCGACCACACGGCCTTGCCGGTGTTGGTGCAGGTGAAGAAGTAGGTGAGTCCGGCCACGAGCGCGGCGATGAGCGTGATGACCAGCATGATCGGGTTCGCGGCCATGACCGCGTTGAGCAGTGCCTGAGCGACAGCGGCAATCCGCATGGCGGTGGTGACGGCGGTGACGGCCGCCACGGCGCCGCCGACGGCGGCCACGAGTGGCGTCACGAGATCCGTGTTCCGACTGATCCAGTCGCCTGCGGTCTTCAGCCAGCCGCCGACCGTCTGCGCGGCCGTGGCGACGGCGTTGAGCACGTTGCCGAACGAGGTTCCGGCCGGCTGTCCTCCGGTCATCGCGTTCACGACGGCCATGATGCCGGTCCACAGTGATTGCAGTCCGCCGCCGGCCGACTGCGCGGCCGTCTGCAATGCGTTGAACGCTCCGGTGTCCTTGACCTGTGTGAAGAACGTCTGCAATCCCTGCGTGCCGTTCTGCGCGAGGTTTGTGACTGCCGTCGCGGCCGCGTTGATGCCGCCGGTGACGGCCGGTTTGAACAGGTTGAACGCGTCGGTCAGACCGCCGGTGACGGCTGCTTCGAGGTTTCCCATGGCTCCCTCGATGGTGCTGGTCGATGTCGCGGCCTGTTTCGCCACGTCGGTCATGCCGAGGTCCAGCAGCGCCTGGTTGAACTCGTCTGCGGTGATCTCGCCCTTGGCCATGGCGTCGCGGAAGTTGCCCGTGTACGCGCCGTTCTTCAGCAGCGCCTCCTGGAGTTTGCCGGACGCGCCAGGGATGGCGTCGGCAAGCTGATTCCAATTCTCGGTGGTCAATTTTCCCGCGCCGGCGGTCTGCGTGAGCATCATCGCGACGCTTTTGAAACTGTCGGCGTTGCCTCCGGCCACCGCGTTGAGGTTGCCGGCCGCCTCGGTCAGTTCCATGTAGTTGCCGATGCCGTTTGCCGCCAGCTGCGCGGTGGTGTTCTGGATGTCATCGAGGCCGTACACGGTGGCGTCGGCGTATTTGCGGGTTTCCTTCGCTGCTGCCTGCACGGCTTTGGTGTCGATGCCGGCGAAGCTCATGGTGTTCATGAACTTGTCGGTGCTGTCCGACATGTTCACCACGTCGCCGGCGAAGCCCTTCACCGTGTCCCACAGCGCGGTCACGCCCTTGACGGCCAATCCGCCGATGGCGCTGCCGAAAGCGGCCGCCTTCGTGGTGGTCTTCTCGAACGCCTTGACGGCATCATCGGCGTTGCCGGTGATGCGCACGCTCATGATCGCGCTGTGCGCCATGGCTCACTCCTTCCGTGATTCCGCTTCCTTGAGCAGTTCGGCCAGTCCGGTGCCCCAATCCAATTCGTCGGCCTCGTTCCTCCACTGCCATGGCGTGCCGCCGAAACGGCTTGCCAGGAGGAACGAGAGACGGCCGAGCGAGTCCTGGGGCCACGCGGCTAGTCCGTAGGGTTTCCCTCTTCCGGCTCCTCCGTCGCTGCCGCAAGGTCGAAGGACGCCACGGTGTCCAGCCAATGCTCGAAATCAGGCATGCTGCGGCCGGCCATGCGCAGGGCCGCGTAGGCCGCGTACGCGCCGGAACGGACGGGTGACTGGGTGATTGGCCCCCAGCCCGCGTCGATGGCGTGCGCCTCGGCCTTGCAGGTCGCGCGCATCGTGATCGGCACGAGTTCGCTGGTACCGTCCGTGTAGGTGATTCTCGTGGTTGCCATTATTTTCCTTTCACTTGTTTCAATGTCTTGTCGATGAAGTCCTTGTAGACCTTTTGCCATTGGCCCTCGGTGGAGGCGACACCGTTGTTGACGAAGAGCCGTGGCCGGATGTGCCGTTTCGGCCAGCCGTAATTGATTGGGCCCGCGTAGGGCACGGCCTTGCGGCCGGCGCGGATGACGCCGGCGCGTTTCGTCGCTCCGACACGCAGGCTGCCGGCCAGCCGGCCGGTTTTGCCTCGTGGAGCGAGGTTGCGGACGGCGGGCAGTGCGATCTGCGCGGCCTCGCGGTTCACTTCCTTCAGGTCGTCCATGTCCGCGCCGGCCTTGCGCATCGTCTGAACGAAGCGTTTCTGGCCGACGACCATCAATGCCTTGCCGGCCATCACTTGCCCGTGTACGGTGCGTGGGCGACGTTCGTGACGGCGAAGCTCAGATCGTTCGTGTTCTTCGATTTGACGTCGCCGCCGATGGCGATTGGCGCGATGGTGACGTTGAAGGTCCACTGGATCTTGCCGGTATTGTTCGGAACGAACTGGGCCGGCAGCGTCTCGCCCTTGTGGTCGAAGAGCCAGACGGCCAGACCGTCCTCGCTGAAGTCGTCGCCGACGGTGCCCTCGAACGTCCACGTGGTCGTGGTGTTCGTCTCCTCTGATCCGTCGAGGTAGGTGGTCGGGTCGTCGCTGCTGTTCGACGGGTTCAGCTGCGATTTCGTCAAGTCGGCACTGAAATCGCGTCCATTTTCCGTGTCGGTGATTTTGAAGATGCCCGGTCCGAGCGTGCGGATCTTTCCAGCCATGATTTTTTCCTTTCCTTGTCTTATTCGGTTTCCAAAGCGTTCAATGTGACCTGGTAGGCCGCCAGCGTGCCGGCTCCTGCGAGGTTCCATGTTGCGGGCGTGGCCTTTTGCAGGTTCAGGCCACGTTCGGCGAGCCGGTCGAGCGCTGTGAGGATGTCATCGACTGCGGATGGCTGTGTGGCCGGCGTGCCGGCGATGACGTCCAACGTCCAGACCGGTTCTGGCGGGCCCCATGATGGCCATTCCACGGCCGGCGGTTCGATGAACACGGCCACCTTGCCGGCGGCCGGGCGCACCAGCTGGGCGTCGATGCTGATACTGCTCACGAGCCCGTCGAGCATGTCGACGAGCGTGTCCATGAGGGCGGCGCGTTGTTCCTGGATGTTCATGCGATCACCAGCCCGCCGGTGTTCACGCCCGCCGCCTTGAGTTTCGGCCAGACCGAGCGGAGCGGGTCGGTGGAGATCCTGAACGGTTCCACAGTCGAATCGCCCACGTCCATGACGCCCAGCCGGGCGTCGCGGCTGTTGTACAGATCCGCCGCGCACGACACAATGCAATCGGCCAGCACTTCGTCCTTGATGGATGCCGCGCCCACGGCGCTTGCCACATACGCCTTGGCGGCGGCCAGCTTCGCGGTTAGTCGTTCATCGTCACCGCTTGGCACGCCCACTTCGTCGCGAAGCTGGGCCAACAACTGTTCGTCGTTCATGCGGCACATCATGCGGCAGCGAACTTGACAGGCAACAAGCCGTCGGTGAAGGTCGCGGCCACGGCCATGTACCCGTACACCGAATAGTTGTCCACGATGTTCACTGGGTCGGTGTTGGAAAGCTGGGTGGGGCCGCCGCTCTCCCACACGGTGACGGCGGTCGGGTCGATGAACGCGGCGGTGCCGGTCGGGGCCTTCGGCAGCAAGTACACCGGCACGCGCATGAGGTCGCCCACCACGCCGGTGACGTCGAAAGCGCCGATGGTATCCGACCCCTTGCCGGAAATGTCCATGAACCGGTTGCCCGAGTCCTTGAGCTTGATAAGGGCCAGCGCCACGTCCTTGGAAACGCCCAGACGGGTCATGGCCGCGTTCCTATCGTCCATCACCTCGGCGGCGTCAAGGATAAGGCCGGCCCACTGGTCTGTCGTCATGTCGTTCAAAGCGGCCGGAGCCGTGATGTTGTTCGGGTTGTCGGTCGCGTCGCGCTGGGACTTGATGAGGTCGTACAGGTAGGTGCGCACGGCGTTTTCGGTGGACTTCGCGTAGGCGTTGTTCAGGGCCTTCAGCGCCGTGTTGAGCATGGGGGTGGTGCTGCGCTCGATGGTCTGGCGCGAAAGCGTGGTGTAGCCGCCATAAGTGTTGATGTCGGCGGTCTTGGTGCCGAACTTCACCTTGCCGAAGGTCAGGGCCGCGCCCTCGGCGGTCTGCTTGTCCACGGCCGTGGTGTCCTCGGAGACCACGTTGTATTCCATGCTCATACCGGTGGCCGGCAGCGTGTCGCGGGTGAGGATGTTCGTCACCTTGCGGCGCTGTTCGATCAGGCGCAAGTCATCGGCAATCCATGCCACGGTGTTGCCGGTGTCGCCGGTAACGATGGCGTCGCGGGTCTGGCGCATAAGGTCGATGGCGGCCGCGTGGTTGGCGTCGCGTTCGTCGCTCAGCGCCTTGAGATAGTCGCCGGCGGTGCGGAACTCGCCGCCCAGCTCGGCCGGCGGGGTGGTCTGGATGCCGGCGGCCACGGTGGCCTTGATGCCGCGCAGTTCCTCACTGAACGCCTCCAAGCGTTCGTTCATGGCGTTATCGCGCTGTTCGTTGTTGGTGTTGTCGCCCATAACGGGTGCCTCCATTCCTTCGTCGTTGTTGTTGGTTGTGATGGTCTGGGAACGCTGGCCGGTGATTTCGGCGGCCGGATACGCGGGGATGCCGGTAACGGCCACCTCGAACAGGTCGATTGCCCTACGGTGGACTTCGGTAACGCCGTCGTCCGAGTCGATAACCCTGTTTTCCACCGGCCTGAAGCCGATGCTGAAGCCGTCGTAGACGCCTTCACGCACCAGTTCGGCGGCCTCGCGCCCGCTTTCGGTGTCGGCCAGCTTCGCCACGACGTGCAAGCCGTCCGCTTCGCGGCGCATGTCGGTCAGCTTGCCGATAAGGTCGCCATGCTCGCGGCTCACTTTCACGGTCTTGCGGGTGCCGAAGTCGCAATCGGGGTCTATCACCTCGGCGTAATCACTGAACAGCGCATATCGCTGATTGAAGGGCACGGCCACGCCCTCCAAGGTCATGCCGTCGCCGGTGTCGCCGGTGTCACGCAAGCGTAGGCCGGTGACGTTGAGCGTGCGCGCCTCCATAAGCCTTTCGTCGTGCTCATTGCTCATTGGTGGTTCCTCCGATCTGTTGAATCTGGGCCGCCTGTTCGGGCGTCAACGGCGGCAAGCCCTCGCGGTCGCGCACGTCGTCCACGGTGAGCCACCCGGAGCCGATGGCGGTCTTGTAGGCGTTGTAACGGTCGGCCATATCGGCGCGGCGCGAACTATCCCAGTCGAAGCGCACAACGCGGCCACGCGGTAGCTTAGAAGTTCTTCGTTCTCGCCCGTGTAGCCGTCTAGCGTGTACTCCGCAAACTCAATCCACGATTGCTCGATGTTGGAATAGGTGAGGTTGCTGCCGTCCACGGCGGCAAGCATGATGCTGGCCGGGATGCCCAACAGGCGGGCGATCTGGGTGGTGTCGAACTTCTGTGTTTCCAAAAACTGAAGGTCGGCCGGCTTCATGTCCAAGGGCACATAGGTTAGGTTGCTGCCAACCACCTTGATGTCTCCGGCCTTGCCGGCCTTGCCCCAATCGTCCTTCGCCTGTTTCGCGCTGTCGGGCGTGATCTTCTGGTCGCTCTTCAGATAGCCCTTAACGTTGCTGCTATCGGTGTAGAACCGGGCCTTGTAGTCGCGGGCCATCTTCGCGCCCTCCACCTCTTCGCGCGCCGCCGAAATGGGGCCAAGGCCACGCAACCGGCCGGGAACGTTCAGGAACTTCAGGTGTGTGATTTCATCCGGCGTGTACTCGCGGCCAAGATACGAATAGCGAAGCACCGGCGCGGCGGGGTCGCGGCCATCGTCGCGCACGGTCACCAGAGACGGCGGCAAGACTTGGCACGACACCACTTCGCCGTCATAGCGCAGTTTGCGAACGAACGCGTTGCCGTCCAAGCACAGCGACGCCACGATGTCGCTTATGAAGTCGCGGCGGCTTCGGTTGGCGTCCGGGCGGTCGATGATGGACGTAAGCGTGTTGAGTTTCACGCCGCCGCGCATTTCGTGCAACGGCAAGCCGGCGATTGCGGTCTGGAGCACCTGGACGCCACGGAACACGGTGGACAGTTGCAGCGGGTCATACGCGGCCGTGCGGCTTGGCGGCATTATCTCGGCCGGCATGTCGTCCACGGCGGCCACGCCGCGCGTGATGATCTTGCCGGCGAAGCGTAGCCGCTGAAAAAAACCGAAGTCGTTCATGCGACACATCATGCGCGCTCACGCATGGTCGTGGCGAGTGGCGCGCGCCGTGGCCGGCCACAGTCCGCCACAGCCGTACATGGTCAGAATATTTGCAACGGCCCTTCGGGTTCGGGCCGGTGGGATACGCCCCACGCGGCAAGCATGGCGCTTTCGAGCGGTGATGTCTTGCCGGTGCTGCCGCGCCGTGATATGCGCCAAGCGTCGCCGCTCCATGCGCGCGCGCTGTTCGCCGCGCTGGCGTCCAGCTCGGTGTCGGCCGCGTGCCGCACGGTGCCGTTCTCAAGGCCGCTCACGAACGCCTGGCCCACGCTGAGAAAATCGCCGGCTTGCATGTCCACGAAACGCACAACCGGGTCGCCGTTGATGTCGGCCAACGCCTTCAGCCGGTCGCACAAGTCGCCGTTCGGTCCGCGCGAGTCCATGCACAGGGGCGCGTCGTAGGTGGCGCACAGCCTGGTTATCTCATTGGGTGCCGCGCCGGTGCCGTCCAGCACCTTGAGCAACTGCACGTTAACGGTGCCGTCGTGTTCCAATATTCCGGCGCTAATCGCCGTGTGGGTGGCGTCAACGTCCACGGCGGCACCGAACACCACGGGGCGGCCGGCCAAGTCGCCGGGCGCTATCGGCCAGCATGTGGTGGCGTTCCACAGGTCGGCCGATATGATGCGCTCGGCTATGCCCACGTCGCGCCGGTTGGCGAAGGCTCGCGCCCAACCGGCCTTGTTGTCCCCGAACTGCTGGCGGAAGTCGGCCAACTGGCGCAAGTCCCACAACAGGCCGGCGGCCGGGTGCCATCGTGCCACGGCCTTGAGGTCTTCGGGGTCTTCGTCGTCGGGCAAGCCGAAGTCGAACCACGCCGTGCGTTCGGGCACGTCGCCGGCGCGCAAGCCGTCCAACAGAGTGTTGAAGAACGTCGAAGCGGCCGTGCCTTCGGTCGAGGTAATCCACATTTGAGGTTGCACGCCGGTGAACCTTAAGCGGGTGTTCATGGTCGGCCCCAAGCCGTCCAAGATCATATAGCCGGCCTCTTCGGTCAGGCTAAAAGCCTCGTCCAGGGTGAATTTGTCCATCTGCACGCCGTGGCCGGCCACCTTCGTGACGGCCAAAGGGCGTATGAAGCTGCCGTTGGCGAACCGCTGTTCCATGCCGCCGTTGCTCAGTCGTGGCTTCAGGGCCAGCGGTGCCAGCCGGCTGTCCCTCAGTTGCTTCACGTATTCCTTGAAATGCTGTTCGGCGTCCTTGCCGGTCTGGGCAAGGTAATAGATCTTCCTATCGCGTCCAAGCTGGGCGTTGCGCGTGTCCTCGGTGTCTATCAACGTGCTTTTGCCGCACTGGCGGGGCGTGGTAAGCACGATGGTGTCATACCGGTACGTGCCTGTGGCGTCGTCCAGTTCGCCGGCCACGTCCGCGACGTACCGTTGCCAAGGCAACAACGGTTTGCCCAACAGTTCGGCAGTGCGCGCCACCACGTTGCCGTCTGTGCGGCGCGATGGGTCGCGGCGCGTTCCGGCTCGCATAAGCGGCGGTTCCCTGGTCATGCCTTCGCCTCGGCCAAGTAGGCGGCCACGTCTTCGTCCACCTTCGGTTCCGGCGGGTACATGTCCTGAAGGCGCTGCACGTTGTCCAGGTACGTGTTCATGTTGCGGCTGATCTCCTTGCCGGCGTTGCGCTGTGTGTCGATGTTCTGGGCCAAGGACAACAGGCTGGCGCATAGCGTGGTGGCGAACGGGTCAAGGTCGCCGCCCGAACGCTCGGTAAGGCTCTCGATCAGCCGACGGGTGGCCTTTTCCTGTTGCCCGACGTGCCGGCCGGCGGTATCGTCGAAAATGTCGAACGTGTTTTGGCTCATTTATCCGTATCCTTTCTTTTCCTTGATGTTCCAACGTTTTCGTGCCGTTTTTTCTCCCGTGTTGGGGGGAGAAAAAACTGGGCGCGGGGTCTTTCCCGGCGCCGTGAGTTTAAAAAATCACCATTCCGGGCGCGATGAAGGCACCGAAGATGGCATGGAACGCAAGCCAAGGGCCGCGAGTCGATGGCGGCGGGCCGCTTGCCTCGCGTCTATCGTCTCTTGTGACAGGTGGAGGGCGTACCACTGGCGCACCAGCTGCCGGTGCATGTCGTTACGTGCCCGTGCCATGCTCTCGGCATAGCCTGGGTCCAGCACCTGTATGTCGTAGTCCAGCGCTATCCACTCGGCCAGCATCTGCGGGTGCTTGCGGCTGGCTGGTATGGTGCGCACCAGCCACACGTCCAACGGCGCGCGGCTCTTGGCGAACTGGCGGTAGGCGGCAGACCATGCCATAGCCGCGGCCCGCCGCTGCTCCATGTCCGCTTCATCCACGCGCATGGCGGCGGCCAGCGAAGCATACGACACAACCGGGTCGCTTGGCTTCGCGTGCTGGGCTATGTAGTCCACGGCCTCCCGGTCGCATGAGCCGGGCGGGCATACGATCATGTGCAAGCGGCAGCCATAGCCATACAGCACGCGGTCTTGCCGCGAGGCGTTGCAGTGCTTGCACGCGCGGCGTAGGTTCGGCACGGTGTCCTTGCCGCCGTGCGCGTGTGGCACTATGTGATCGTCTTCGGTGCCCACCTTCGTACAGCCGGGCAGCTCCAACCAACAGTCGTTGCCCCACGCCGCTATCTCGGCCGAACGGATTGACGGGGCGACTACTTGTCTACGCGGCACTCTGGGCCGCCTTGCGTTTGCGCTGCGCTACGAACATGTCCAAGTCCGACAACTCGTACAGCACGGGGCAGTTGGGCGCGTCCGTGGGCCGGTAGAACACCGGGCCGTAATGTTCGCCGCGCCACTTGCGCAACAGGCTTTCGCTCACGCCCAGATATAGGGCCGCCTGTTTGGCCGTGAGCTTCGCGCGCGGGTTCACAGCACACCAACCCAAGCCTTGAGCGATGTCAACAACTCGGCACGGTCGAACACCTGCACACTTCCGCGCCTCTCGGTCTTGCCCAAGATACCGTCGCTGATAAGCTGCTGCATCACATGGTCGCCGCTAGGGTCGGCCGTCGGCGCGATCTTGTTCAGTCGAAGCATACTGATGGCAAGGGAACGCGCAATGGTGTCCGCTCCAACAGTGTCATGCTCCAATTGCCTGATATTCCATCGAATGGCGTTCTTGATGTCCTTCGTGCGTTGGGCCTTGTTCTTCGGCACCGTCCTCTTGGCACGTCGGCGTGTTGGCTTGTAATCAACCGAATAACCCATGTCGAACCTCGTTTCATATTGTGTGGATAAGTGGAGTGGATAAGTGGATAAGAATTGTGGATGATGTGCCCTTCGGGTGGTGGGGCGTTAGAGCGGGGAACCCAGCCAGGAAAACACAAGATTGCTCAAGTGTTTTCCGGGTTAGGGTTCGCCATGCAAGGTTGCTTCGTAACGGAGCCGCGCCGTCGCATAGGTCAGCGGCCGAAGCCGCGCGCAAGGTCTCGCCGCACAGCACGGCAGATCGGCAGAGCGTCGTGTAGGGAAAGAGTGTAGATCTCGGTGGTCGCCGTAT